TATACAAGGGAATCCACTATATCCATTATTCAAATTAGTCCAAGTTGATTGTTTACATTTAATAATCGCCATTGTAGTAAATGAAGAAGATAATGCAGTGTTAAATTCTATATACTGAGCTGAACCGGTTGATAAACTTAATTGTCCTCCGTTAGTAGAACTCCAAGTTGGATTATTAATCAATGAACCGTTAATACCATATCCTGATATATCAAATACAGTGTTACCACTTCCAGGATATGATGCTGGATTACCAAAATCATAGATAACATTTGCTCCAGACACAAATGAATGGGTTATACTACCTGAAATACATGTGTAACATGTACCAAATGAAGCGCTAACATTTACATTTGTTAATGCAACTGAAACTGCTAATGATGAAGTTAAATTACTAACAGTCCAACATGATGAAGTAGTAGTTAATTCAGTATTTGTAACTTTTAATACACTACCTGTCGTATACGAGTCATCAAGATTGTCTAAAGTTGTCCATAAACTATGTGTTGATTGACAAGATGTTAAATTAAATGCAGTCTGTACTGGAACTACGCTTGTAATCCAAACACATGGCACAGTTCTATTATTTGGTGAACTTGCATCTACTGGTGGATTATTTGCAACTATATTAAGAGTTGCATTAAGAGAAGCAAAAGTTATATTATTTATTTTACCCACATAACTACTGGCATTAATAGACCCGGAGAAATAAGTCAAATATGGAAAATAATAATTACCAGGGTCGGTGGGGTCATCTCTTTTTAATTGAAATGTATATGTACATGGTACATTATAATGTGGATATTTTAATACTTGACCAGGAAATCTTTCAATAACTCTCCATTTCATCCAATTCTCAAAAAATGCACTATCACTTTTTACAAATAATGGATTTGATTGAGCAATTATAGTTTTTCTATATTGTGCGTATGTTAATGTATCATTAATTATGTTTCCATTTTGGTCTATATAATTAAAATAACATGTTCCCAATTCAATATTTCTAGGATATTCTACTTCTATATACCAAGCTTCTGGTCCTGTTTTTGGAGGTGCACTTATACAACAAGTTCCTGACCCACTTAATTCAGCCGTGCAAAAGAAAGATGCACCCGCTTGTAATATAGCTCCCTTTTCAGTTGCTGTGTTTGCTTCAGCATCTAAACAAACTGGTACTATAACTCTACCAGCTATACTACTAGTTGTATAGGTTATAGCATTATAATTGTAATTAAAATTACCCGCAGCGTTTGCAAAATACATTGCTTTCATATGTGGTATTCCACCACCCGGTGATTGCCAATAAGAAACTGGAATATACATAATTAAACTAAATTTTTGATACTAACTGCATATAAAGATGATGTATCAAACGAAACGAATGATAATATATCTTGTGAATTTGCAAATACTGATGCTGAATAATCCGAACCTGTTGGAAATAATATATTAGATGAATAGTTTAAACTACCTGTTGGTGATTGTTGTTTAACTAATAATTGAATAGTTTGGCCTGATTGTATATTTGTAGGATTCAAAAATGTTACAGATGAAGTTGGTAAAGTTAATACAAAAAAGTTTCCTAAACTTAAATCCATACTAGCAGTTTGAGATACAACACTCAATGTTGTGGTTATACCTCTAACGCTTCCACTAAATGTTGAATTTCCTATTACATTTAACTCAATTGCTGCAGATGATGAAAGTGTTAAACTACCTGTGATAGTTTGATTTCCAATAAAATTATTACTTCCTGTTGTTGCGAATGATGCTATAACTTGATTTGTAGATTGTGTATATGCATTAAACGAAGAAGTATTTAACTTTTGGTTAATTTGATTTTGTAAGAAAGATGCAGTTTGAGTTAATTCAGCTTGTGTAGCAAAGTTAGTATCTAACGATTGACTCCAAATCTCCAATTGGTCTAATCTCAAATCAACAGATGCAGAAAATGTTGTATTTAAATAAGATGCGGTTGCTTCTACTGCATCCAATCTACTATCTACTGATGTTGAAAATGGAATATATAAAGATGCAGTTGCTTCAACTATATCTAATCTTGCATCTACACTTTGAGAATAAGTAGTTACATTACCAATTCCACTAATTGTAGAGGATGAAATGTTACCTAATACATTTAAGTCACCTGTAATACCCATAGAACCCGTCAAAGAACTGCTTCCTGACATTATAATACTTCCGTTGAGTGTTTGTGTATCTGCAGTGCTATCTCCCAAAATATTAGACCCAGATGAGAATATGACAGAACTACTTTCTATTGTAGTTACTATCTTAAATGCACTAATTGTACCACTAACGATTAAATCATTTGTGATAAACATATTAGATGCAGTAATTGCATTTGATATTGCTAAACTACCTGTTAGATTAGTTGCTCCACTAACTTCTAAATTACCATTTACTCTTACATTATCATTTACTGTCACCTTACCTTCTATGTCAAATGCACCACTAACAATAAAGTCACCACCAACACTCAAATCACCATCTAATGAAGCACTACCAATTGAATTAAGATACAATCCTAATCCATTACCAAATCCATCTTCAATTTGCGTTAATGTTACAGATGCAGTATTGTTACTACCAAAGTGTAATAAACTTTGAAATGATGATGAAATATATAAGTTACTTAAACTTCCCATTTATTTTTATTTTATAATTTTAATCGTATTGCCACTTTCTAAATGCTACATCCGTTCCTAATCCCCATTTTTGTGGTGTGGTATTCCATATTTGTGGATTTGCCCACAATAAACAATAATCACATGTCACAAAATTATCATATGGTAATTCCAATACTGGTAAATTAACATAATCAAAATCATCTTCTCCACTAAATGTACCTACAATCGTGTAACAATGATAGTCATAGTAAGTAGTTATGTCTCCTGATGAATTAGGAAATGGTCTACTCATAAAGACTTGACCTATACTTCCAGTTTCATCCAATACTGCTTTATACCTATCACCACCTACACAATCTTCAATTATATACCCACTACCTGACGGATTAATTAAAAAAAAAAGACAACGATTTTTATCATTGTGGGTCGTTAACTCAAAGGTTGCAACCCATCCGGCCAATCCATTATTGAACTGGTCAGAGAATGCCGAACAATTTATGTCTCCGTTTATCTCAAATCCTGCAACTCCTCTTTGCGTATATGAAGTTAAGTCATTTAAGATACCCAATGTGTTTGCGTGAATATCAACCGTATCATCTGTTCTATAAAATGGTACAGTTTGTTTATTCGTTCTTTCGTTACTTTCGTTATTCTTATTTTTAATCTTGTCAGCAATCGTCAACTGAATTGTATAATTGGTTACATTAGTACCAAAGTTACTTTCAGTTATTAAAATATTTCCAAATGGATATGATGGAAACTCATCTGTATCTATCTTTGTAATATCACCTTGTGTTACTGCATTAATAGATGGATGGTTTTGCATTATTGTTTTAAAATAATTCAAAGCATTGTAATAGAGAGTATAGTTTACACCTGTATTATGAACGATTTGTTGAGCCATAGTTATTATAATTGTATTCCACCGAAGTATTGATTACTTTGGTCAGGATATATTTGTGTTTGATTTCCAACAGTCTGTAAGTATTGAGGTATATTATTAGAATATGCAATTAAGTAATTCTGTAATCTCAATGCGTAATAGTCTGCATTGTTTAGAGCTTTGTTTAAAAGATAATCAATTTCAGATTTAGCAGGAGCTATACCTTGTTCACTTTGTTGTTTAACTGCTCCATTTGATTTAAATTGAACTGAACTAAATGGAATATATTCAACACATGCATACCACAATAAAGTATATTTGATGTGGTCATCCATTAAGTCCTGATAATAAGAACTTAAAGAACTAAATGTGTTTGCAGTGATTTGTGCTTGTAAGTAATCAAATAGGACAGTTCCTAATAGATTCTTTAAGTATTTATCTTGTGCAGTTCTACAAAACGGCAATAAAGCATCTGCATCAATTGCACCTTGCAACGGAGAGTTCTTTATAATATCGTTTCTGTTTATGAATAATGCGTATGACATAATTATTTTTTATATATTTCGTATTCTTTACTTAATATTGTTGGCATTGTAAACTTCTCAGTTGGCAATGGTTCATTTGGAGTTTGGTCAGCAGTATCTTCTGTTGTTGCTGGATTTTCCATGCTATCATTAGTTTCATCTTCAACTTGGTCAATTGTTTTACCAGTTTCTTCCGCAGTTTGTGAAAGAATTACTAATGGAGTTAATTGTTCAAAGTATAATTCACTATCTGTATATCCACTACAAGTTAATGCGTAATCCAAAGTATTTAATATAATGTTTTGGAAAGGTGCAATAGTCATTGTTTGTAAAATACTAAATGCAGTTTTCATTTCTTCACTTTGAGAACTGAAACCATTGTTCTTTGTTCTAATACCAAACAATAAAGGAGATGTTACTCTATGTGCTACAAGGATTCTATCCTGTGTGTATTCTGCAACATAGTCATACTTCTCATGTAAGTTTGTGATATCAATTACATCAATCGTAGGTTTAGTTAATGGGTCATCGTTAAATGACAACATAAATCTACCTGCGTTATCCGTACCTGTGAATTTAGCTTGAACTAAATCTTCAATAGTTTGTCTTTCTTCAGGTGCAGGAACTCCATTGTTGAAGTTTAACATCACTGCTGGTAAGAAACCATTGACAATATTATTAAAGTGTAAATTACTTATCTCACCTTCGGCCATTGCTAATTGTAAAGCAGATACCCAATCTGGTAGAGAATAGTAATACAAACCTGGACAATAATGTTTGATGTAAAGTATTTCCATTTTCTCATTAGAAGTTTCAAAAGCAGGTATTTTCTTTTTATCTCTTACCTTTCTTTGGTCGTTCCAATCAGTACAATAGTAATAATTTTCTATCATTGGAGATGAACCTAACTTCTCTGCTCTTAATAACTGAACAGGTATGTGATACATCTTTTTAATTTTAGTATGTGTATCATCCCAATAAACTTGGAATGCTGCATTACCAAATAACTTTAAGTCGAATGCTACTCTCTTAACTTCCTCTTGCGGAATCATCTTTTGTAAAGTCTCATTGAATACTTGGTCTTTGGAATATAAACCTTTACCAAATATTAAATCAGCAATACCTTCGATAGATGCTGCATTAGTTGTACTAACATTGAAAGCAGTAGTAACTGCATCAAAGAAATCATCATTGCCATACACACCAAATGGAACGAATGGATAACGAGTTTTAGTATCTTCCTGTATAATAGGAAGAGAATTATTATTTACATTAACTATTGAGAATTTTTGTTGTCCTTTCATGTTTAATCCATTATGATATATTTGTTCTCACTAATGTGGGAAACATATTGTGTATTTTGAGTTTCGTATACTGATTTATCTATTGATTGAGATGCATATACTTGCCAACTACCATTCCATATATCAATAGATGCACTACCTGATTGATTATATAGGACTGCACGATATTCACCACCTACACTTGCACTTTGTATACTTGCAGTGAATGATAGAATACTTTCGTATGCAGAATAACTAACTTCTGTCATAGATGCAGTAAATGTATTCAATCCCATCATATCAGTCAACGACATAGTAAATTGATTACTACCCGTTATCTGTGTTCTAATAGTGTATGAGTTTGATTGAGATATGTAATAGCTAAGCATTATCTTGTCTTTATATATTAAAAACACCAACTTAGATAAAAATAGTTAAATAAAAAAACCCCACTCCGAAGAGTAGGGTTTAATATTTTTAGTGTTTATACCGAATGATATTATGCAGATGCTCCGTAAACTACTGTGTAGTTTGCAGTTAATCCACCTAATGCATCTGCAGTAGTGCTTCCAGATAAGAATTGAGCAGGGAATTGTTCTTGTCCTGTGAAAGTTAAAGAGTATCCGTAAAGGTCTCCTAAAGCTCCACCAGTTTGAATTGTTCCACCGGTCATATCTGCACCTTCTTTTTTACCTACTAAGAATGCATCACCATTGTTAGTCCAAACGATTATTTGAGGTCTACCATAAGCCATAAGCTTTAATTGAGTCGTCATTTCGTTTGTTAACTTCTTTAAGTTAAGAGTTAATTCTTGTGAAAAGAATGTAGTTCCGTTCTCACGAGAAGTGTTAACAGTTTCAGTATATGCACTAGTTCCTTTCAATTCGTAGTAATACAAAATTGAGCCAGATGGAACACCTGACAACAATCCTGATGGAGTTGCTGTTTGAGCTGCTGTTTCTGTGAAAGAACCCGTCGTATAATTGATAAAGTAAACACCCTGTAAACCACCGATGCTTTCTTTACATACTTCGTTTCTTCCTAGAGTTAATGAACAAGGCATATATTAATTTTTTAGTTTTGTTATTAAAAAAGGTGGGTGTTGAGACCCACCCTTTAATTATTTTTTTTAGTAAGCTCCGTAGTATACGATGTCTTGACCAATACCGAATTGAGTACCACCTGTGTATCTCATTACAATTCTGTAATTTTGAGAACCATCGATGTTAGCCATATCCAATACTTTTACTTCATTGTAGTCAGAAAGTAAACCTGTTCCGAAGAATAAGTTTGATTTTTGAGCTGCAACAATCTTAGAAGAACTCATACCTGGACACCATACAATCTCAATACCATTGAAGTTGAAAGGTTTTTCACCCACGTTCATTTGGTTGTTCCATCCGTTTGCACCGATAGCACCACCTGCTAAAGCTTGTTGGTATGCTTTAGCTACATCAGTAGATACATACAACAATACATCAGGCTTACCATAAACAGTATCAGGGATAGTGTTTACAACTGAATTTAATTTGTCTAATACATTTGCAGAAGTTACACTTCCAGAAATTACGATTGAACCACTCTTAGCTGCTAATACTGCTGTTGAACCACCTGCTGCGATTGAAGCAGAGAATGCTGTTTGGAAACCACCGAATTGTCCGTTAGTTGTGTTAACACCTTCCCAGATAGACTCTTCAGTTGCTTCTGCTACTTTACCACCTACATAAGAGATTAAGAAATCGTTGAAGTTCTTTGGAATTTCATCGAATGCAGAGAAACCTAATTGTAAAGCTTCCCAGCTATCTACGAATTCTTGCTTACATAATAGTAAGTTAACTTGTAACTCTTTTGGAGTCAATACTTGTTCAGTAATAGCAACGCTACCTGAAGTTGTGAAATCACAAGAAGCATCTTGTACGATACCGCTCACGTCTAATTTTTGGATTACAGATTTGAACTTCACGTTTGGCATGATAGTTACAAGTTTCTTATCCAAAGTGTTTGCACTTAACAACGCTGCTGCGATGTATCCTGCTGCTGCCTCACCTGCGTAGGTAGTCGTAATGCTAGGAAGTGCGAAATTTTGTCTTGCTTTCATTTTTTTAATTTAATGATTTTAATAATTTATTTATAAAGTTTAGATAAGAAAGAAGATTGTGCGTCTTTTGATTTCTTACCATAATTTTTTCTATTTGTTTCAGATGAGAATTTTGTAGCTTCTTCTGTTGGAGCACCATCTAATTTAGGTAACTCTTCTTCATCTTCAGCAGCCATTGCAACTTCTTCGTCAACTTCTTCGTCAACTGGAGGCATCATAGCTTCTTCCATTTTCATCATCTTCTTTTCCATCTCTTCGATTCTGTAAGCCATTTCTTCTAACTTCTTACCTAATTCGATTTCGATTTCAGGCTTCTCATCTTCAGGCTTTAATTCTGCATCAGCATCTTCTGGTAACATTTCTGTTTCATCAGTTTCTTCTGCTGCTTTTAAAGTTCCTTTTTCGATTTGACCTGGTACTTCTGGCATCTTGTCATCTTCTGTGTAAGTGCCTGCCTGTGGAATGTCTTTAACTTTTTCGTCAGACATTTCTACATTCTCTCTCTCAACGATTTTACCATCTTCTGATTTTACCTTTAAAAGAGTTTCGTTACCTTCTTCGTCTTTCAACATTAAATCGTGAAATCCGTTTGGAGCTGGTGACTTAGTTCCATCTTCTGAAACTACGAATAAATCTTCACCTACATCGAATGTTGCAGATTCTACAATTGTTCCATCTGCTAATTTTGCATAAGTTAATTCAACTTCTGTTTTTGATAAAAGTGACATTATCTTATTTAATACTGTTTTTGAGTTCATATTATAATTGTTTGTAAGGTAAAAACACCTTATGTTTAAAAAATCGTTATTTTTATTGATTGTTAATTATTTGATTTAAAGATGCACCCATAAATTCTTCAATTGTATGTGTTGTTGCTTCATCTACTTCTACATATGTCCAATTTCTATTTTGGATATGTTGTAAATATTCTTGTGAGATTATCATCTCTATTCCGTTTGCTGTTAGTTTATAGTTATTCATTATCTTGCATTAAATATATTATAGTTTTGAGTAATGTCAGCACCACTCAATACAGATGGATATACCAACCATGCTACTAATTCACCACTACCTTCATATCCAATCTTTACAGTTTGATTTGTTGGAGTAAATAAAGTTCTATCTATTCCATTATTTTGGGTATTAACATTTGTCGTATTTACATAATATTCAGAGGTATTTGTACTATCATTAGTTCCTGAAAAGAATGTAAATATATTTTGAATATTAGTCCCTGCACCTTGGTCATTATATGCAGCACCACCAGTAGTACCAGCTGCACCACCCCAATATTGTTGATATACACCACTATTATCAGGCCATCCAGTATCAATTGCTAATATCATACCATTATTATTTGCTTGTCCGCCAATTGCAGGATAAGCAGGAGATGTACCTGATGTTATTTTATAATATGCTTGAACAGTATATGCTGCAGGGAAGCTTCCACTATATTCAATATAATTAGATGAATTAGTAGTTAAAATACCACCCTTTGTTGCAGAACTATATGTAGGTGAACCTACAAATGTTGCAGTCGGGCCACTATTTCCACTTACATCATACACCGATGTTCCACTACCTGGATAAGAAGCTGCATAACCAAAATCATATATTAAAGATGCACCTGCAACATAGTTTGGTGCCGGAGGCCCTGCTGCTGCACTTACTTTCTTTCTATTAAATCCAAAGTTTTGAAATATCATTTATATCATGTTTAATGTTGATACTACAAACAAACTACTAGAGTTAACTGAAACAAAAGATAATATATCAATACTACCAGATGTCGGAACATAGGCCGAACCCGATGGTTGTTTAACTGAACTATCAAATGTTACCAACGAGCCTGATAAAGTAGTAATTACTAATGTTGCACTTGTTCCTGCTTGTATATTTGTTGGAGATATTCTAGTTGATGACCCGGAAGGTAGGGATAATGTAAAATAGTTACCAGTATTCAAATCCATAGATGCAGTATTAGATGCAATAGACATTGATATTACATTACCAAATGCACTACCTGTTATTTTCAAACTGCCACTCATTATTTGAGAGCCAGTAATTATGTTATTTGCATTTAACAATACAACCGATGATGTAAATGTGTTTAAACTTGCGGTTGCAGTATTTAAATTACTAATAGAGATTAATGCGGATGCACTAAATGTTTCTAAATTAGCAGTTTCAATTAATAAACTCGCAGTAGTTGTTTCAATGTTATTCAATCTACCATTAGTAGAAGAAGTATATGCATTGAATGATGCAGTTGTTGTAAAACTACCTGTTATACCTTCCAAATTATCCAATCTACTATCTACCGATGTAGAGAATGCAAGAGGGTCACCTAAACCATTTATTGTTGATGAACTAAATGAGTTTGCACTTAATGCTCCTACGAAGCCAGCTTGTGTTCCACCACCTTGCCCCATTGCAACTATAATAGTTCCAGCGGATGTTTGTAATTCTAATCCATTACTTCCTTGTGCTCTAACATGGTGTGTTACTAAATCAGCACCATTCACCATATTGATTGAACCACTTATGTTTATACTACCTGTTATAGTTTGATTACCTACGAATGTGTTACTGCCTGTTGTTGCAAAGTTACCTGTTGAGCCACTAACATCAGGAATGTTTACACTAAATGTAGTTGTATCTCCTTTTGTGAATGTAAGGTTTCTAGTACCTGTATCAAATGATGCAGTTACTAATGCTAAACTAGCTGAAGTATTCAAACTTGCAGTAGCAGAATTTAAATTAGTTACAGATGTGTTTACACTTGCACTATTAGTATTCAAATTACTTATTGATATTAATGCAGATGCACTAAATGTGTTTAATTCAGTTATAGAAGTTACTAACGATGCAGTAGATTGAGATGCAGTGAATGTGTTTAAAGCACTTACTGATGTAAATAAACTTGCAGTAGCTGAATTTAAATTAGTTACAGATGTATTAACACTTGCACTATTTGTATTTAAGTTATCAATACTAATTTGTTGAGATGCAGAACTTGCATTCAAATTACTTATAGACACTAATGCAGATGCACTAAATGTGTTTAATTCAGTTATCGATGTTACTAATGATGCAGTTGATTGAGATGCAGTATATGTGTTTAATGCAGATATAGATGTATTAACCGATGCACTATTCGTTTCTAAACTACTTACTCTTTGATTATTAGAAGAGGTGTAAGAGTTAAATGATGCAGTTGTTACTAAAGTATTTACATTAAACGAAGAAGTATATAAGTTTAAATTATCTATACTAACTTGTTGAGATGCAGTATTTGCATTCAATTGAGTTATAGATGAATTAGTTGATGCAGTATATGCATTGAACGAACTTGTATCTAATCCTTGTACTGATATAATTGCTACACCACCTGCTACAATTGCACTAATCGCAGAACCTGTAAAGTTAAGTGATACTGCATTACCTTGTGGAACACCTTCATCTAATATCGGCATTGAGATAGAAGAAGTAATACCTGTTAACTTGCTACCATCACCAACGAATTGAGATGCAGATACAAATGAACTTGCACTAATAGATGTGAATGTATTAGCAGCAGTGAATGTATTACTACCGGTTGTTGCAAAACTACCAGTCTTAGCATTTATACTATCTATTGATACCTGTTGAGATGCAGAACTTGCATTCAAATTAGTTATAGAGATTGCAGTCGATGCAGTAAATGTATTGATATTAGTTACCGAAGTATTTAAACTTGCAGTAGTAGTATTTAAATTATTTATTGATACCTGTGCAGAAGCAGTAAATGCCTGTAAAGATGCAGTAGCTTGATTTAAGTTACTGATATCAGGAATACTACCTGTTGCAACTGTCACATTAAATGTAGAACCATTACCTTTAGTAAAAGTTATTACATTACTATTTGCTTGTGCAGATGCAGTTATTAAAAGAGATGCAGTTGTTAACGATTGTGCTGATGCACTAAATGCATTCAATTGAGATATACTACTATTCCAACTTGCACTATCTACATTGTATCCTATCTCATCAACCATAGAGTCAATCATATTTACATTGAATGCTCTAAGTATTGCTGGAGTGATTGCTCCTGCGTTATTATTGGGGAAGGAAGAGTTGTTGTCAACCTTCAATGCCTGTTTTGTAATTTCAGCCATGTTATTTTAATTATTTATTAGTCTAATATTATGTCGAAACCATCACTATAACCATCTGAGAAACCACCACCCTTAGTTCTATTAGGAGATTGAGTTTGTCCTATACCTTGGTTCATAAGAAAACCCTTACAACATTTTACATCGTAAGTGTTACTTTCCAAGCAAATACACCCTTGTCTACTATTCTTAGGTGATGATAATCCTTTTGTTGGCCCTATATAGATTCCCGAGTTATTCTCTCTATTGACAGAATACCTCAAATTTCCATTTCTACTATTACTCCATTTACCAGACATTGAATTGTATTTTATTAAAAACACTTATAACCCAAAAAATCGTTATGACCCTTGCTGTTTCTTTAATGCTTCTCTATGTAGTAAGTTCTTTAGAGTAGTTTCGTCTGATTTGTATGCAAGATATAATAAACATTTCTCTAATGCTTGCTCCGTTACCCAATCTATCCTACCATATTGTCCGTCTGCAAGTTCAATAAGCGTTTGGTAATTTCCCCACTTTTTTCCAAAATTGATTTGATGTTGGGTGGCATCCCCTCCACCTTCAAATACTTCAGGGTACCGCTCAACAAGTCCGTTAACAAATTGACAAAAAAAAACAAGGTGCCGAATTGTATATCCATTGGAACTTGTAAAAATAGTTTATCATCTATCTCACCTTTGTATGCTTCAATAGAATACATATCACCTTTCTTATCTGTAATAGGTCTATATAGTATTGACATTATCTTTGGCCAGTTATCATCAATAGTTAATTGTCCAAACTTACTGATATCTACATATGCACCATAAGACATCTGTGATAGGTTAGGTTCAAATCCATACTCCTTGCCATTGATGTTAATTATTTTCTGCAAGGGATATTCAGTATTAGTAATGAATCCTTCCAATGTCATACGAACTGTATTATAATCTTCAATTGAAAGAGACTTAATATACTCTGCATTCAATCCACATAAGTGAGATAACATCAAAGCAGTTTGTGCTTCTTCGTCATCACCATAGTTCTTCATATCTTTTTGTAGAGTTAAATACTTCTTTAAACTTACACCACTCCAATCAGTTGGGATAGTTAATGTTATTTCCTTGACCATATAATAATTTTATTATGTTACTTAATTTTTTGTTCTTTGCTTCTTCATTATTCAACTTTGCTTGCATCATAATCAATTGAGCAGATTTTGTATCTACTTCTTCCTGTAATGACTTTGCATATAGTATCAGTTCTTTAATCTCTTCTTCATTCCATGTCTGCATACTAATATCTTAAATTTCCTATTGTGATTGCATATGTTCCTTTTGCCTGTGCTTTCTGTGACAAACTCATCATGCATCCGTACCTTGCTGCGTCAATTCCGTGGTCAAGTCCTCCTTCAGGTCTATCAGTTACATAACCATGCTTATCAGTTTCATATTGGTATGCATACATCTCATTAATTAAATTCTGTGAGGTTTTAAGTATCTTTATCTTATAGTTCTTCATTACCTGAATACCAAAGTTAATACTATCTTTACCTTTCACTACTGGCTTTGTATTGAATCCACTTCTATATAACTCCTCTATCAAACGGGGTTCACTACTATCACACCATATAGTTTGCATCTTATCTATCTCTAAGTGTCTCAATCTATCTATGATGTCATTCGTAACCATACCCTTTTCATAAATGAGTTCCTCCAAATATAATGTGTCACTATTCTTATAGATTGCCACAAGAGCACAGGGGTCATTAGAATAACCAGCATCAAACCCAAAGCAGAGAAAATCAGCTTCAATAGTATCGCATAACTCAAATTCAAATATTCCTTTATCGTTTGCAGCGTATTCACCTTGTCCATATATCTTCCAATATTTAGGGTTTGTTAATTGTAAATCCTCAATTGCCTTAATCATTTCCTTTGGCAGATAAGGGTTGTCTCTATATGTTGTTGTAAACCTTTCACAATCCTGCATCTTTCTTAACCAACTGAATGGGGATATAGTAGGATTATAAGCTAAAATAATTTTACCTGATGTTCTAATACTTAACTGAAAGAATGACTCTTCATCTATCTCACTTGCTTCATCTATAAAAAGTATATCCGATTTAACCCCTCTTAACTTTTCAGCATCATCAGTTGAAATAAATTGTATTGTGCTATCTTGTAGTTTGTATACTCTATCTGTCACATTCCAAACATCCTCTCTAAACAATTGAAGTGATTTTAATATATCTAAGAAGTCTTTTATGATTGTTCTTTTCAAACTTGGTATAGTCTTTCTTACAATAGTAATCGTTTGTGGATGTTCTATCGCTTGAACTATGCAGTATTGGAGTATAGCAAATGATTTACCACTACGCGTTCCTCCTATGTGGTGTGTAGTTCTTGCAATACTATCCAATAGATTTTCAAATGTAACAGTAGTGTTAATCTCTATGTTCACTATCTTTTCTGTTTATATTAATACTTACTTGCTGTATTCTATGGTCTATCTCACCACTTATCTCCATTGATGATTTCTTTGGTACAATGTATTCTAATAATTTCAGATAAAGCTTTGCCGCTTCTATTGGACTTTCTTTTCTTATCTTATCAAAGTCTTCCATTATATTATCTAATCCTCTATTTGCTAATCTTGCAATAGTTAGTTTAGCCTGTTCAGTACTCCTATTAAGAGAACCAACCTTTCTACCACCTAATTTATTTCCTACTTCAAACTTTGCCATAATTGTTTTTTGCCCGTTATTTATTCGGTTTGTATACTATTAAAACACTCATAGTCGGTGTTTGTAGTTAAAGGGATACTTTGGTTGACCACCATACTAATAATCCAATGGCAAGGAGATATGCAAGTAATAGGGTTATTATATCTTTATTCTTATTATACCACTTCATAATCTTTTATTTTATCTTATGTCTATTAAATCGTATCCATATCCTTTTACTAATCTGCCTTCACTATCTAAAATAAAAAGTGCTCCTCCTTTCCAATCTCCTTTATGTACTATTTGCTTATCCTTTATCCAGTTCCAATCAAAGTTAAGTTGCACATACTGATAATCTATATTAGTATTCGTAGTAGTCATGATGATTTGGATAATCCTTTTGAATATGATTTCTACTCTTTATTATTTTTCCTTTGTTTGTTTCTGCATCTCGTCTGTCTAAAATCCACTTTAATATTCCATTCTCCTCTATCTCTTTTATTTGTTTATCATAGTGTTGAGTTATGATACTTTTATCACCAGTCTTTTTAAATTCAATCCAAGCTTTCCTTAACTCTCTTTGTATTCTATGAAATCTTGCACCTGCTTCATTAGTTCTTGTGTCAAATGGATAGTTCTCTTTCTTTTGGTATAAAGTCCTTTTTTTTTGTTCAACTATCTTTTGCTTTTTGTTTTGACAAGGTTGGCATGTATATACAGGTTTCTTTGCATGGAATGTTTCACCACATTCTTTACATTGTCTTGTTTCACCATTCTTGTGGTCAAACTTTGTATTCCATATTGCCATAACTTATTTATTAAATGGATTATCCAATGTACTCTCTAAATACTTTCTTACCTTCTTAACTGAAAGGAATACAGTACTCTTACTTATCTTTGTATCTCTTGCAACTTCGTCAAGCGTTTTGTCCGACATCCAATAGAGTTCAAATATCTTTGCTTGTGGCCACATTCTTGTTACTTTTAATTTAGTCAACTCTTGCATGACTTCTTCATGTGCAGTCTGCAATTCCAAATCTCTATCTATATCATACTCCTCTTCCATTACTTCTTCAGGCATCTCTTCTTTGTATACAACTCTATTCAATTTCTTTGTCTTATTTATCCATCTGCTTTCTAAAAAACGATAACAATAAAACATATTGTATGCAGTACCCCAAAATATCTTTGGATTACATTTCTTATGTAGATACTCATAAAGTTCTTGTACTAAATCTTCACCCTCTTCTTTACTTTTAGTAATCTTTGATGCGTGTTTAATTAACCAATGATTTGAATCCACATATAGATTAGTTAGTCTTTGTTTACATTCATTGTATTGTATACTACCTGAATCTATCATTTACTTATTCTTTATGTAATCATTAAGAAACTCGACTGCTCTTTTCCAATGTGCTCCACTACTTCCACACATACATGGTTGTGGTTCTCTTTCACCTCTTATATGATTGAATGTATTCCAAATGTAATGTGCTTTATCCTCTGGTAATCTAGTCGTAATTTGTTTTAGAATACCTTTTAGTTCTTCTAATTGTACTTCTGTTAATTCCATTTTACTTAACTCCTTTTAATTTAGGTAATGCAACTGATTTTGCGTCAAGTTGACTTTGTTGTTTAATAGGATTTTGTAGATTTAAGAATGGTTTTAATGCTTGAATGTTAGGATGGTTGCCTGGAAATCCAATCGCCATACTTGCTAATATCAATACCATATCATTTACTGATTGCATCTTTGACCAGTCTACCATATATACTGCGGTCTCATCTATTACTAATTCTTGTTCCTTTGGTGCGTCTGCGTAACTAATACCCATAATTTATATTTTATTTTGTTTTAAATAATTTTGTAAGTGTTTCATTTCTATCCCATTGATGTATTAACGGATAAGGTTTATTAGTTATAGGATTATATACAACACCATCTCTAATGTCCAATTCTTCATTTAAAGTACCAACCTGCAGACATAAGTCATTTACAATTGTAACCTTATCTTTTATTAAATCGTTGTGAATAAGTAGGTTTAAAGATGATTGGTCGGTATAATGACGAACATCACCTGCTTGAGATACTAACCAGTTCAACATAAGTAATGCTTTTACTCCATGCCATTTACCTGCAATAATACCTACATTACCTATCTCTTTGTTTTTAATCCATTCCCAATAGATGTTACCATACCCTTCATGTATATTTTTTATATTCCATTCTTGTTTATGATATTGCAATCTTTCACTTGCAACAAATACTTCTGTCTTTTCCCACCATCCACTTAATCTATCTCCATAATAATATTTCTCCTCTAAATAGTCAGATGGATTAGTTTGGAATATTACATCTCTAACATCAGTTGTAAATACAAAACGATATCCTGTAATATGTGTTTCTAATATCTGCCACATATCAATTAATCTTTGCATGTGTGGATGTCCATTCAAATTGTTTTCGTAACACTTCCATCCATTGTCATCAAGGAACTTTAAAGTTTCGGATGGGAGATTATAACAAATCATTATCTTGTCTCCTTTAAATCCACATTTGTTTACTGAGTCTACATACTCTTTAATCTTATCAGGAGTGTAATTTGCTACACATCCTATTATTAAATCTTTCCTCATATTATAATTTAATACCATCTGGACATCCAAATAGTTCGTTAAGATAAATCTGTCTTTC